GAACCTTTTTAGTACTGGGAGCCACCCAGTCTACACCCAAGCCGATACGTTTCGAGTTAACGCGTAAGACAACGAAGTGTAGTGTAGTAAATCAAATCATATGACGTACTCCTTACTAGTCCAAAGATTGCTTTGGCCAAGAAAGGAGTACATTCGCTAGAAGTGATTTTGCTACTAATAGCGAATATACTTATCAAAGTCGGTATCGCGAGATACATATTGAATTGTTCTAGCAAGCGCGAACAGTTGTTGACGAGAAGGCATATTAATAAGATCTTTAAAAATCTTTTCATACTTTTGACGATCATACCAATCTAATTGAGAATGATCAGCTTCTACATTACTGAGGTGTTCGAGAATATCTAGACAGATCAAATGAATTTCTCTGCTGAATCCGAGGTTTGCAACAAGAATACCCATCGCTCTTGACTTAGTGGTATACACTGTCAAGTTCGACGATTCTGGAAGTAAAAGTTTTCCAATTAAATCATCATGAACTCTGCGGACTGCTCCGTTATGAAATTCATAAGATAAAAATTGAATATTTTCACTACCACAATTGAAGGTAGACTTTTCAACGTTAATGATAGCGTTGAAATGTTGCTGGCAATACTTAGCGATATCATCTAAATTCTGTGGAGTAAGTTGGTACTTCAATACAATTGAATAGTGTCCATCGTCTCCTAAGACTTTAAAATAAACATCGTTTAGATTTATTCCGATAGAGGAAAGTGCGCTTAAAACCATAATTGCATTACAAAAGCTGCCAAGAATTTGTGTTTGCAGTAGACCGGAAGGGATACCTGAGTGATTTCTTTTATAACGTGATCCGTCTGGAGCTCGATAAACTTGGTGTTTTACACTATAGTTAAGGAATTCCCAAAGATTTAAAATTCTTTGTGGATCGGTTGAGGGATTAGGGTACCGAGGGTCATCTTCGTAGTAAGGTCCAATCTCATAAAATGAATGCCATAATGAATGAACATCATCGATAAGCCAAAAAGGTATGAGTTTATCAAAGGTGGAAAAGTCAAGAGAGAAGTGGTAGGTGTAGCCTGTTACTTCTTGTCTTAGACGTTCGAGTCCGCCATTGAATGTTTCGTAACCCCAGGCAATAAATGAGTTTGAAGCTCGAAGAGTTGCCATAAGTGGCCATAATAACATAATTTCGACGAAAATGATCGTACAACAAACACCATAGACTGCTCTAATTTTAGGATTATCTGTGGATTTAGTTAAGTGCGATCGTGCGTGCATGCGTGTGTCATGAAGAGCTTGATCGTGGGTAAGTCTCATGTCTTTAATCTGATGGACTTTAACGCGTTCTTTAGTAAGAATGTAGTCAATGCCATTTCCTTTAGTCAAACGTTGGTTTTCAATTTTATTGTTAGAAAATTTACGCTGAACATGTTTAATGAATCTAGGATCATTAACATAAGGAAGTTCTGCTGAGCCGGAATTTGAAAGAGGATAGAATCGTGTACCAGTGAAATGAATGGTTTTGAGCGGTTTAGAAGGTCTAGTAAGGTTCGTGACATGATCTAAAGCTTGTAGGTAGTGCGAATCTGTGCATCTTGGTTTTCCAGTTTTATTGTTGCGGAACATATCAGTAATAAGGTCATCGTTAGTGATCGGAGCGCGTTGATATGCTTCTGCTTGTTGAATAGCTTCTGTTTTACCAAGAATCTTTTCGACGGCTTTGAAGGCAATGCGTTCAATCTGATGATTTGCATCTGAGATTTCGTAAGAATGTTTTGAGTTGGGTTGAGTAACTTGAAAGATATTGATTGTAGTATGTTCGTATAGTAGTTTTAGGTTTAAC